ATCTCATATTTAATAGAACTATGATTAGATAAAAACGCTTTTTGTTGATCACGTAATGCCATGAACTCCGTAGCTAACCACAGAATAAATGTTACTGACATTAGTCTTAATACATCTCTTACCCATGTGGCTGTTTCATTGTAGCTCATTATATCCCTTGTTATAAAATTACAGTTATTGGTGTGTGAAATTTGATAGGTAATGCTAATAGCCATGCAAATTCTGTGTTAGCAATTTCCGAAGTATCCGTTAAAAAGTCTGGCAAATACCATTCATCTAAATCATTTTTAACAACGTTAAATGTCGTGTCGTTGCTCCAAAATTGACCGTGTATTGATTCTTTTTGTGCCTGTGTTAATGTGTAACCTAATGGCATATTATTATCTCCCTAATGCTGTTTGAAAAGTTTCAACTCTTGTTCTTAAATTGCCAGCATCTGTAGCATTTAAACTACTGCCAAGTGCGAAGAAACCAAAAGTTGCATTTTGATATGAAGCAAAATTATTAACGCCTCCAATATAGATAGAGGCATTAACTGTGCTTGTACTTGTTCTTGCTGCTGTTTCTGAAGCTGCTGAACCTACATATCTGCGTAAAGTGCTACTGCTATCTCTTGTTATACCTAACCACCCAATCGAAGGATTAAGGCTTGCAAAATCTGTTCCACCACTATCGTTAGCGTAAGCATCAGACACACCCCCACCATCGCCAGCACGTAATATCACATAAGGTGGACCACCTGTGCTTCTTGCTCCTGTGTATTTGTTTGAATTACTATTAGCTACAGTCCAATGTAACCACATACTTACATTATCGAGCGATAGTGTAACGCTTGGAGTTAAAAAAGTATCTGCATATCCATTGCTTCCATTCCCTTTGAACCCGTTACTACTGTGTGTTACAGTTCCGCCATAAACTAATCTAAACCCAGCATCTGTATCTAAAGATGTTTTTAAATTGAATTTATGTGTTGTTGCTGTGCCACCTACAAATGGATAAATAGCATTTAATTGAGACCAAATACCATCTGCTTTTAAGCCTACAACCAATGCATCTACTGCATTCTTTTGGGTGTTATCTGTTATACCAGTTGCTGTGAAGAATGCTTGTGCATCACTATCATAACTGCTAACAACAGTTGCTTTTCGATATGTTGGGTAGTAACTATTCATTACGGTTCCTGATTAAATATCACGTCCCATCTAACATCGGTGCTATTATAGATCATTGATATATACAATGTTTTACTGATCGTTGTCGTAGTAGGTAAAGCTGCTCCAATACCTCTGTATTGTGAACCAAAGGTTATAGCACGTGCTGTTGCATTATCTTTAATGCGGATAATCATAGGTTGCCCTTGCACGGGCGTTCCACTTGGATTGGCTAAGGTTAAGCCCGCTGCTTGTGCTGTTATAATAACCGCATCGTCTGTATCACTATTAGGCGTTACCGTTGCATTACTTGCCACACTTTGCAAACGTGGGTCTATACGTTTATTGGTTAAAGTTTGAGTTGCGGTTGTGCCAACTATTGTTGCATTCGCACTTGGGAAAGTCATTGTGGTTGAGTCTGTACCTGCAAACGTTATAGTATTAGATACCGTTAACGTTTTTGCATTCGCCATAGTCAATGTACCAGTCGTAGTTGTAACCGAAAGACCATTTAAACTTGTTGCAGTTGCTACACCTAATACAGGACCAGTTAAAGTCAAACCAACAATAGTAGTTACAGTTGTACCGCTATTAATAACAGTTGAACCAATTGTTGGAGCTGAATAAGCACCCGCACTATTCATTTGAGCGAATACTAACGAAGTTGAACCAATTGTTATACTATTATTTGTACACACCCAAGCTGTATCAGCTGACACAGTCCCTTGCTCAATGAATACAGTTGCATTAACTAACTCTGTGCCAGCATCTGCATCTGTGGTACGTGTCCAAGCACCAGCTGCACTAAGATAAATTCCATTTTCTGCACCAGTGGATTGATTCTTTACTAAAACTCTCGAAGCACTCGTAGTAACACCGTCAATAGTTTGTTCGCCTGACAATGTGATATTTACAGTAGTTGCAACTAATACACTTTGTTTCCATTTCAAACCAGTTATTAAATTGTCTACGTATGTTTTAACTGCATTTTGTGTCGGATATAAAGTGTCAGAACCCCCTAAAGTAGTTGTTGTGCTTTTATTCGCTGCATCTTCTTTGGTTGCATCTACTATCGTAATATTAGCCGAACCATTAAACGCAACTCCGTTTATATTACGTGCTGTTTCTAACACAGTTGCACTTGAAGCATTCCCAGTTAAAGCTCCTACAAAAGTAGTAGAAGTTACAGAAGTCAAACCTGCAATTGTGGTTACAGTTGCACCACTATTAATAACAGTTGAGCCAAGTGTTGGAGCTGTGTAACTGCCACTACTTGCCAATGTCAAAGTATTCGCTGCATCATCATAGGTAAGGGACATCCCAGAACCTTGCACCAAAAACGTGCTTAACCAATCCTGGATCCATTCTTTGATTACACTAAATAAAACTTTCTTTTTAGCAAACGTAGCTGCACTATCTTCAATGATAGTTACATCTGCATCAACTACAGTAGACTTAGCCGTCAATGAATTGATTTGTCCATTAGTAACTAAATCTATACCACCACCACTGCTTGCAGTAGGACGTGTGCCTATAACTGGTATTTCGCCATTCATGTTACCCATTGTTATCCTTTCATAACTGCATAGTATTCTGTTGTGCCCGATACTGTAACTTCAAAGCAATGACACAAACCTTCTGGCATATCTACCAGCGTAATTACTTCTGTGCTACCTGCGGCTACTGTGACTGCACTTATGTTTGTTTTAGTAAAGTTTATACCATCTACACTAATAGAACGCTGTACTGACAATGTACCAGCACCAGATCCTACAATGCAACTAAACTGTATTGCTATTGGAGTATTACGTTGTGAGCCTAACTCTAACATATACGTACCAGTTGCTGTGTAAGAATGAAACAAAAGTTCTTTTTGTTTACCAATCAATCTTGTTACATGGTTAGTACCAGGAGAGTTGTTAGCGACTGCATTACCACGTGCATCAATCTGTGTGATCTCTGTAGTGTTCCAATAGCTATTAACTGGTGGTGTGTTTATGTCAGGTACATGAGCGTCTGTTGTTGCATGATCCATTTTAATCCCTTGCAACAATGGTACCCATTTACGTGGGTTTTGAGTGACTACTCTTTTAGTAGATTGGTTGACAATATTTGCTACCGTTGTAGTGCCATTATTTGATATGGCGAATGGTCTATTTGGCATTATAAATTCCTTGTTTGTAAATTAATTAAAAATGAATCTGTACCATTGAATACAGTACCAGAAGTTTCACAAGTAACAAAAGCATATATCTTAGACAAAGTACCTAACCTAACTTTGAACCCAATACCTACTCCAGTTAATACTTTCTTTGTCAAACCAGCATAAGTAAAAGAAGCCCCCAGAACGTCTATAAAGCCCAAATAGTTATTAGGCAAGGCAAACGTAGGGATTGTATTGATAGTCCCAGTAAACCCTGCTACTGCGTCAAATAGGTGTATCCTTAAATCAGGCACTGCTTTCACATCTGTAGTTCCTGTTGTTGTATAACCACTTGCTATAATAGTACCTTGTTCAATGGTTACCCATTCACGTGCTGGTAATTCTGAATTAATCTCCATTCCAGTAGTATTGAGTAATACATTCTTCGTTGCTGTAGTTGTGGATGTAGGTGTGAGTACCATCGATGATAGTTCAACACACTCTCCTGTTTTAACAATGCAATCACACATAATATGTCTTCCCTTTCATTGATTTATTGCCGATGTAATGTAGTTCTAAATAACCATTGTCTTGATCGCTTGCTTCCCCACGATCTCTTTGTAGTAGATATGAACCTGTTGCGAATACACTACCAGTTAATTGTGCTTCTGTGCTTCTGTCATACTCAATCGCTACTCTTACTTTGTCTCCAGCTTTAAGCCATACAAAAGCTATTCCTTTTGATTGCCATGAATAATCTGCAAGCGTTGGATCTGCTACTAAATCAAACACAGAACCTACTACGTACTCCAACGGGTGTTGCCAAGAGTGTTCGTTGTGTTTCACAATATCAAGTTCACACTCTGGTGAAGCTACAATGTCATTTACTATTAAATGAGTTTTGAGATATACATCTGCTTCTTTGTATTGATATATCCTTCTACCTGATAGGAAGCCATTAATCCAAGACCAACGATAGTTTAACTTGTACAAACCATCTTTAGGTGCAATAATGTTTTTATACTTGCCACCAATAAATTCTACGTCAAAACCTTTGTTAACTGCAATATCACCGTATAATACAGTATTCCAATATGGTGCAGTACCACTTGTTTGTTTTGGGTGGTTTGGTATAAATAGATTATCTAATTTAATAAATAATGATATTGGCGATGCTGGTCGGTGTCTTAATGCAAAGCTACCTATCTTTTGACACATCTCATAATAAATCTTCTTGGCTATTTTTTCCATATTTGTAATACCACTAATCTCTACCCAGTTAGCAACATACTTTTCAGCAAGCAAAGATACTATTGCATCGTATCTGCTATCTGTTACAGTACTGTCTTTTAGGAAATCTATGTTGGTAGTATCACTTTCTACTACTGATTTATCTTGTCGTGTTATCAATGATCTTTTAGTAAGCTCTGTAGGTTCACCTTTGTTTGCCCTTTCTAGTTTGCTTATTCGCTCTTCTGCAGTCCCTAATTCTTTAGTAAGGGTATTGCCAGTAAGTGCTATCCTTTCAAATTCTTGTTGCACTTTATAATCAGGATGCTGGAAAGATGTCTTCCCCCAATTGGTAGCCATTATTGACTTCTCCTGTTATATTTAACACTCTCAAAAACAAAACCAAATACTTTCTGGATCACTTCACTTTGGAATACAAATCTAATGAAACGGTATTGTGCATTCAATGGAGCGTCTAAGACGAGACTTTCACTCATATTATACCTTTGGACTGCGTCTACTTGGTTAGTGCCTCCTGGTGTCTGTAAAGTACTTACAAATGGATTGATAGCCGTACTGTTCTTTGTAGCGAAATTCATTGCAATTAAGTCTGTGAACAATGTCCTATTACCCATACCTGTTGCTGACAATGGTAAAGATTTATGTTTCGTTCTTGGTTCGTAAGCGATGCATGGGTCTTGTGCTAAGCTAATTGGTAAACCAGTGTTAGCATAATTCATTGACTTATAAGTAGCTGGTGTTGCATTCGCAGGTATACTATAAGTATAACCTGTTCCAATTGGAGTTGCCGTCACTGAATCTCCACGTACTCCTAAAGTGGCAAGCACTCGTTTGAGTATGTGATCATCGTTACCATCGCTAAGTATATGTGTTATAAATTTACCTATAATCGGCAACCTGGCTGATTCGCTGTTCCCACCTGGTGGAGTAGCCCCATATAGTGATGGACACTTAACTAATCCTGTGACCATTGTTAATATGCCATTGATCATATAATTACGATCTTCAAGTACATTGTAATTCAACGTACCTGTTTGGACGTCATACGTTAAACTTTTGTTTGGTTTTAAAAATTGTGGTAAGAACATACTAAGATTTACTGATGAATCTAACTTTTGCGTAGCATTTGTGCGATGGACGAAATTATTACGTAACGTCCAAATGTTTGGATTAGCTACATGCATACGTCCATTGGTTGCAGAATTTAATGAAGTACTTAGCTCTGCAAAGAAACCAGCAGTATTTGAACCACCTGTAGTAAAGTTACTCCTAAGGAATGAAGTGGCAGTCGATACGTCAACTGTAGTCCTATCCAAACGTCCATTTACGTATGTTTCAGTTCTCCAGTTTTGTTTAGCAAAATTAAATACTAATCTTAATTCTGCGTCTGGATTTGTACTTGAACCTTGCAAAGTCGTGTAATTCATATTAGCTTCTGTAATATAAACTAACTCATCATTCTCTAAATCATACACTAATTCATTCTTTGGATTAAAAGTCAGTCCAACTGGAACTAATGGTATGTTACCCACTAATGGATGTTGTTCTAACCCTGACATTATATGTTGTGCTGGATTCAGCCCGTTGTCTACATTCATAGCTACTCTTTGATACAAACCAGTTATACCAATGCCTTGATTAGGACTGTTAGTTAATGATTGCGGTTTAGAGCCATCGCTTAACCATATACCATTTTCATTGCAGTAAGCTATACCATAAGGCGTGACTACTGTTTGCTTACTACAGAACGCTCCTTGTCCTTCCTGCTTGTCTAATGATTGCCATGTACTAATATCGTAAGGATTAGGCAAAGCTAAACGATAAAATTCCTCTCTATTGAATACCCAAAGTGTATCTCTGTAATTCACTAAAGCTGTGTGTGGTAAAGCACCAAACTTAATCTCATTCTCTACATAGAAAGCATCGTATGAAGCCGCTCCATTTTGGATTACTCCCCAACGGACTGTTGCTTGCTCTAACTCAAAAGATTCATTCCTGCATCCACTAATGAAAGTAATACCTTGTATGTTACATACTAACTCACTACCAGTACCTTCCCAATATTTACCACTACCACCTAAAGCTAAGAACGTAGTATCAGTAGGGTAATCCCATACATAGAAGTCAGGAGACCAATAATTACCAGTACGTGTATTTGATACTACACTAACACTTGTATCATTTGTAAGCGTATTCCTCAAATAGTTTTGTCTTGTCCAATCTTGAAGTCCATTTACACTTACGCTTGGTTCATTACTGGTTGTGAACATAGGCGTAGTAGCTGTATAATTTTGAGGCACTGCCCAAACATAACCATTATCTTGTCTCCATGCATTGGTTGCCCTTCTGTTGAACTTGCTATATGATTGTTCGTTAGTAAAGTCATACGAGAACAAATTACCTTTGCCGTCAATTAAAAATTTCTTTAACAAACCGAATTTGCTAAAATCTGCATTCTCTGTATCTGCTTGTCGTGATGGCTTGTATAATACTTGTGGTGGTTCTTGTGGTGAGAATATACCTACTTTATTGAAGAAGTCTTCTTCTTGGTCAGCTTCCAATAAATAAACGTTAATAGAGCTTGCATTTTGTTCTATCAATGTTTGCATCATTTTCAAAGAAAGCAATATAGTAAAGCCAATAGTATTCCATGACTTCAATAATGTAGATTGTCCACCAAACGTTTTGTCAAGAGTACCGCCTGAATGTGTGAATGGCTTCCCATTAACTAAGACTACTCTTTCGCTTATGATAGCGTTAATGTCTTGCGGTCTTGGATCACCTAAATCTGCATAACCTGCACTTTGGACTGCCCTACCGTAATTAAACGAATCTTGATTAACTGGTGCATTAAGATTATCAACTGTTGCGCTAGCGTCATAAGGTGTTGCAGCTATAGGTCCACCTACTTCTCCAGCTCCACAATTTGGAGTTACTACAAATTGACCTGTAGTCGCAGTGCTTGATACAGTGCGTATATCCGTACGGTGTGGTTCTACTAATGTCACTCCAAAAACATCACTACCTAAAACAACTTTTTGGTTGAGCAATAAGTACTCAATATTGTTAATCTTAATTGTCGTTACGAAGTGTAATTCGTCACCTTCAAAATAAGGTCTTGGTAATTGTGCTTGTACATAGTTAGGGAAAGATATGTTCAACAAAGCATTACAAGTACGTCCGTTATATGTACCAAACGTAGTTAAGATACCTTTGATAGCTCTACCTAACTTATCCACGTATGACTTAGCTTCTACTTTCCTTCCATGCATCTCTGGGGGTACCATCATACCTGTCCGTTCATTGATACTGCCTGTGGTATAGTAAGCATTTTGAAATGTGTTTACATTCAATAAATTAGCTAAAGTATTTAAAGCTTTTACTACCCCATTGTGCCTTGGATATTCGATTGTGTTGACACTTGGAACAACTCCATTTACTCTTGAGAATAGCATACCTTCTGTACGTACCTCTGATGCGGTAGTACTGTTTGCTGCACCAGTTGCAAATCTATTGAAGTATGCTATGTTATCCTCTATCTTTTCAGACCATAACATTAAGTTAAAATCAAACCATGTATTGTTGGCTACTGTTGTGCTTGGTGTATTGCTTTGCGGATCAACTTGTTTGAATACACTTATAGCTTCATGTTTAGTAGTACGATATTGAATACCTGCACTTATGCCTTTAGGTCTTGTTGGTGTTAGTATTTTCCAACCTGTCAATCTGTTGTTAGCTATATTTTCTAAAGTTGTTGTGCCTGTTTGACCTGCTAATGCAACTCCATTCCAGAATTGGTTATTCTCATATCTTTTTTTACGTATATCCCACAAAGCCCATTTATAAACTGGGTACAAATAATCTAATAATAATTTTTGATTAGCTATAGTTGGAAACAAAGCATTCATTTCATCCGATGTAAACGAAGTACTAAATAGCATACTCTCGCCATAACGTATTGCGTCTCTAAAGTTACCTAAAGCCCACCAGCCTGGGAACGTTTGGTTAAGCTTCATAGCAATAGAGAAATTGCCAGTAACACGTCCTACCATGTCAAAACAATTCTTCCATGCATTATACCAACGAGTAACAGGTACGTTGCTTGCAGGTGTGTCTAAACATTTACTAAACGAAGTTACCATTACAGAAGGTATCTCTTGCGTGCCTAATGTACTTAGTTTAGGCATTAAAGCTTCTATCACTAAATTATACTCTACGAAAGCTTTACTAAATAATAATTGAGTTTTATTGCTACTAAAATTACTTGTTTCTAATATTGCAAAATGCTGTATAAAATCAGTTACTAAGTTATTGAATTTAGTAACGTCTTGGATTAATGGTGCAGTATAAGGCATTAACGCTCCGTTAGCTATCTCATTAGCACCAGCTGGGTCTGTGAGGAGAGGTAGTGTGCCTGAAAACGTGCCACCACCCCTGTAATAGTTTAAACCTTCATAGTTAGTCAAACTGTCCTGTGATATACCAGGTCTTTTGATTAAGCTCATTTGTTCTAAATTAGGATTGTAGTTCTCTAAGTATAGCACAGAAGTTAAATTCTCATTCGCACCTAAACCTTCTTGCTTAAATGTTTCGACCATTCCTTTTTCAAACGACACTTGTTGTTTAATTACTTTATTCACCAACTATCTCCATCTGGTAAGAATACGTAAGGCTGATGTCTCAATACACTTGATTCATCTTTCAAAGTTAAACTGTACGCTACGGCTTCTCTAAGCGATTCTTTGTACTTATTGGATACATAACCTACCTTGTCGGCATAACGTGCGTCTCCGCCTAAATACAGCCGTTCTATAACTCTTTCTAACAATCCATAGTGGAAGGTATTGTATAAGAAGTTTGGGATAGATATTGGTGATGATGCTTGTAGTTCCCATTTATCTACTCCACTATATAAGTTAGTTGGCATATCTGAAATGTAATCTACTGTGATACTTTCGCTTGACTGGAAAGCATAAGGGAAACGTAACGTGAACGTACCATCTATCAAACCAGACGCTGGATTAACAAACTCTGTGCTGAAAGCACCTGAACCTATTTCTACATAGTTATCAAATGGATATAGTTCGTTTATAGTTTGTGCCACTGCTTGTTTGGAATATTCATTACCAATAATTCTACTACCATCATTGTTAGTTCTACGTACTTGAATGAACTTGAAGATGTTAGGTACTACACTTTTTGTTACATTAGGCGTACCGAAAGTAACAGTGTATACGTTCGTATCCGGAACTAAAGTAGGTGTAGCTGTAAGTTGTCCAATGTATACTTTTGTTTCTTGTGCTATTGGTATTGCTACAGTACGTAATAAAGCTAAGTACTCACCACGTTGCACTTTCTCCATACTTAAATCATTTATATCTGATTGAACTAAACTAATAACATCTTGAACACTATACATTATTCTCTCCTTTACCAAAGATAGGTTTCTTGTGAAGCCTGTTTAACCAGCCTTTAATAAACTTACTTTGACTTGGTTTAGTGGCTACGATACTCTTGTAGTAATCTTCCATTAAGGCTATGTATTCATTCCATACAACTTTGTCGCCTAACTTAGCTATACGTTCATTAAGGTTAAATAAAGTTTTAGGACCAAAGTGTCCATCTACTTTAGATAACCAATTAACTTGTGTAGTCACAGTTCTTGCACACAATATCTGTATTCTTTTAACCGCTGTTGCTGTACCACAGTTGATGCCTAAATCAAATAGCTTATAAGCAATGTCTATACTATCAATTTTGTCATACAACGAATTGTAATAACCTTTCAAATATATATCTCTTGCCTCTTCTTTAACCAACGCTCGCATATCGCCATTGTAACCATAAGCACGTGCTGTTAGTTTTGTAATGCCATACTTAGTTTCTCCGCCTCTGTCTGCTGGGTCATTAACATAACCACCTTCTGATAGCCAAACAAAATGCATGAATTGATCGAATCTACTAATCATTGGTTATCCTTTGTTATTTGCCTGCAAACATTAACGAAGCATTTTCGCCACGTGAAGATGATTTTTCTTCACTTAATGCATATTCTCTCTTAGTGGGTTGTGGTTCTTTTTTCTTGAGTGTTGGTGCTACTGTCGTTTTCTTTACTACTTCTACTGGTTCTTTAACTGCTTTGTTTTTCTTTACGTACACTGGTCCTGGCATAATAATCTCCTATTGTTGAGTTGGTAATAATTTTTGTTGTTCTAATCTTAATGCTTGTTCAAAGTTTTGACTAATCTGTGCTAAGCCTGACTGAATACCTTGTTCAATGTTTTGTGGTACTGCTTCTTTCTTTTGCTGATAAATGTTTCTTGCAATCATATCAATAAGCAATTTAACATATCTATCTGGTAAATCACAACTCTGGAAGAAACCTGATGCATTTGATGCAGTACTTATTGGTGTCATATTATCTAACATAGGATTTCTATTGCACCATACAGTAAAGTAATGTCCAGTATCGTTAGCTGTTGTAGGAGCTACAATAGTGTAAGCTGCTGTTGCTTGAGCAAGTCTTAATGGTGTGGCTATGTCTGCACCGATAAAGAATAATATTTCTTCACCGTGGTGTGCGTAAGCGATTGTTTGCGTATGCTGGTTATTTAAGTTATTAGATTGTTGTAATATCTTAGAGATGTCCCACTTAACAATATTGCCTGTGTAATTTGCTGCCGCATTTAATGACGCAAAACTTTGTGCTGATCCTGGATAGTCTGCAGTACTTGGCGACGTAGTACGTAAGTTAATCGTAACGTTTTTAATGGAATGTATTTTGCTCATTACGTTAGTGCTTAGTGCTGGCGGACCTGGGTAAACAACAGTTGGTGCTACGCTCATAGGCAATACCGCATAATCATTACCTAAACTGATCCAATGTACTCCACTAAATGGATGAAGTACTGTCTCTAATAATCCAGTTAAATACGTACCATAAAATGGTGTTGCTGCTAAGTTAAGTAAATCCGCTAAATGCGATAAATTCATATTATAGTGATTTCTTACGTTCTCTATAAATACATCTTGTTCGTTATCTAAAGTGCCTGTTAAGATCATCGCTTCTGATACTACTCTCTGTACCGTCCAACTACCTAAAGGTACTGTGCCTAATTGTATGCCATTTGGTGCTACAATTGGTGCTCCGTTAATTGCTAATATTGGCATTCTGTGTTCCTATTTGTTTCGTTGTGAATAATTGTCCGAACCTTTCAGGACTGCCAATTTCTTGGTTATCCATAAAACCACGCATAGCTGCGAAAGCTAATGCTTGTCCCATATACTCATCTGATAATGGTAACAAGCCATTGATTTGCCCTGCTCCTGTGCCTGCTACTGGCAATACTGATGGTACAGTTACTACTGGTAAATATGTTATTACAACGGGTGCAGCTGTTATAGTGACACCTGTGTTGTTACTGATAGCAACTTGCCCTGCAGCTAACCGTGCTATGCCATACATCTCTGCCCTTTGTGAGCTATAACCATTATCTATCTGATTTCTTCTATTACTTGTTATAATTGGGATAGACACTCTGCGTGCCACTCCATTGACTGTAAGAGTTATATAAGTATTTAATACTGCATAAGCTGGACTTGTCAAAGTTAAAGGTGCTTCTACATTATCTGCCGCTGAATAGTCTATAGATTGTGTTACTATCTCATTCTTGAATAGCGTTTCTATGGCTTCTAACGAACGTTTACGTGGTAAGAGGTATAAACTACTAAGTACGGTGTTAAACACGTCTATGATGCCTAAATAGATATAAGTATTTCTTAGTAATGCTGAATAACGTACGCCATCTGGTAACACGGCATTTGTAATGTCGTCATTAGTATCTCCTAATGTCAAAGCTAATTGTTGGTGTGCTTGGAATACTAACATTATAATTCCTGATAGGTAAAAGAAAAGCCCTCTAACAAAAGAGGGCTATAAAGGTTACGAGAATACGTATTCACTTGATGGTGCTATGTCTGATACGTCAAACAAAATAAGCAAGTCTACTAGATCTGCATCTTGTGGTAATTGGGATGCAATTGCTATAGTAATTAAACCTGCCGCACTCACTGTTCTTACTTCTGATATAAGATATGATACAGTAGCACCTCTACGCACTAATCCTGTCAAATCTATATTCTGTGAAGTTCCCCAAGTTAATCTTAATATCTTGATTAATTTATCACCTGGTCCTGCTGATGGTCTACTTGCGAAATTCTTCAAGTGTACCGTTGATTGTCCTATGTCCATTATATTCCACTCCATTTTTTAATTATTCTTACTGTCAATCGAAATCTTGTTCTATCCACTGTTTTCCAGTTTTGAATTAAGAATACTAAACGACCTTGTGAACAAGCTACAGGGAATGATGCTGTTTTTATATTCTCAACAAACGTAATCCTATCTGCTTTAGTAGCTGCTACTCCAAAGACTGCATTGCTTCTTAATGTATCTACGCTTATGAAACCAAATCTCCAGCCACCTGCCGCTGCTATAGTGTTGTTAAAGATTGCATTGATTGATCCTAAGCCACCTGGTGTTAATGGTTGTAATTTTATAGCCATACCTAAACTGTCAGGTGTTGCTAAAGTATACGTCCGACTTAATCTATTGGTTCCACCACTAAGGAAAGTTACTTCTGTTATCTCAACTACAAATCCGATTGTATCAGCATCTAAGTTGATTATATCAGATGTGAATGTAGCGGTTGATGTAGTATTGCCTGCGACTGTATTAGAAGCTGCACTCATACTTAAGATTGCTAAAGTTGGTTTGTAACCAATAGAATCCAAAGCTATTACTCTTTCGAATACCGTACTAACCGACATGCCAGCTTCTCTTTTTGCTGTATTATTCTGTGCTTGTAAAAAAAAGGGTACCAAAAGTAATAACAGTAATAAAATGTTTTTTCTCATTTTTATGCTCCTATGTTAGTAAAGTCAAGAATTGAATGGTAATCTCTGTAACGTCTTTCCAGACCTTTGATACCAAGCATTTGCTCTTTGTAGATTTGTTGTCCGTTCGCTTGAATGCCTTTTCCATTAGGTCCTTTATCTACTTTCATATCGTAACCTTTGTGAGTTACTGGAGTGAACGAAGGATTATCTAAATCTAAGCAAAGACCTTTAAGTCCAAAACCCATCTCTTCCATAATCTGCGATGGTATCAAGTTAATCTTAACTCCAGCACCCATAATTGAATTAACTTCTACGTTAAATTCTTTTGTTAAGTTAGGATCATTAATAACTAAATTACTCTCTGCAAAGGAAGCTCTTAAAGCTGTGTCAAGTGAATAACCGCAGAATAAGTATCTTTCTTCACTACCACCTAAACGTGAAATCTCTTTTGTGAATTTCAACAAGTTAGACCATGATAATGTTGATTGCGCATATTTCAAATAATGGTCTTTGTCTTTCGCTATGAATTCCAATACACCACCAGATCTATAACGTACTCTACCGCTTGAGTCCATTTCTTTGGCTTTCTTGCCAAAAATCATTTGGATCTCGTAATCTCTATTAGCACGTTTCGTCATTAACCAACGATTAATGTCCAATGGTGATTCCTGGATCCAAGTACCTTCAATGTCACTTTCATTAGTAATCTCTACTGCATACTTAAGTTCTTGCGTGAAGTTGTTATCAATCTCAATGTTCTTGAATACACCTGTAGGTGCATCTGTACCTTCATAGAATGAAGGCAAAGCACGATGTAACGTGTCACCAACTTGTATGGCAGAACCAGCTAAGTTAGCCGCTAATGCTGTATCAAGTATACCAGTAGGAATTAAAGCACCACCACGATCTGTTGCAGTTGGTCCCATGTAACATCTACGCAATGTAATTAATGTTAGTCCTGGTCCAGCTGAATCTCTTGAATCAACAGAGATAACGTCAAGCTGTTCGTAATCTGCGAAGTACACAGAAGTAGCATTATCTTGTCCGCCACTTCTACTAAACAATAAGTCAGTTAAACGACCACCAGCACTATCTGGGTTGTACACTACATGGTTTGCTGCACTGTTTAATGTTACTGCAGCTAATACCTGTCCCTCAACTACTGGAGATACAAATGTATTCGCTGCAATTAGCGTGTCATTGATTTTGATTTGCTCTGCTTCATAGTTACGAAGCCCGATTGTACAACGTCCACCTACTGCTGTTGTTGATGCTACTTGTACTGTGTAGAAACGTTCAAATTCAGAAAGCTGCATAACTTTATGCTCTCTGGTATTTACTGTCCGTTTATCTTTTCCAAATCTTGTATGGATAAAATGTGAGAACTTGCTCATTTCTTTGGTCATATAGATAAGTTTACCCATCTCATCCATGCCACCTTTTAGGATGTCTTGAGGTATCTTACCCGACGTATGAAGTCCTCCGTAAACTTCTCCTAACCTGCCTATTTGTGGTGATATTGCCATATCAGCTCCTTTATTGATAAATAATTATTTGCGATATTTTAATGCATTAAACATTTCTACTGGGTTATTGTATCTTACGTCTTCTTTTGGCTTCATAGGACGTTCTGCTTGTACTACTGTCGTGCGGACTGATTTCCGTACTCCGTTAATTGCATCACGTTTACCACGTTTATAACCATCGTCTTCTGCCGCTGTTATGTAATGATCAAAGTTGAATGCACGAAAAACGTCTAACAAAGTTAAGGACTTTTCACTGGCTTCTCCAAGAAAAACTTCATACTCATCTTTTGACATAAAGCTTTTAAAGGTTTCTTCATACTGTTTTTGCAACAATTCTGTTTTAGCTTCTGTGCTTAAAGGTCTTGATTGATCTTCAACTTGCTTTGCTCTTTCGTTATGTTGTGCCAATTCTGCTTTGGTTTTATCATAGACTGCCCACATCTTTGCACTTTCAGATTTAGGTTTCAAACCTGCTTCTTCTGAATCATATCTTTCCAGATAATCTTCACCAAATTCATCCGCCATCTTAGAAGACACCCATTGCTCTGCTTCGTCGCCAGATATAGTGGTACGGTAACCACGTTGCTCTAAAGCTTCTGGGAAGTAAAATTTAATAGCTGCTTCTGGATTGCTATCGAATGCCACTTTAAGTGCTTTAAAACGTTCATGGTCTTGTTCTTTCTCTATTAGCTTGTCTTCATACTCTTTAAGTACTACATCGCCAAATTCAGGTGAAGTAACTAAACTAACTGCCTTACTGTAATTGCTACGATAGAACGCTAATTCTTCTTCTTCATCTTTAAAGTCAGGTGGGACTAAATCATCTGGAACATAATCAGGCAACGTAATTTCTTCGTAACCTGCTTGCTGTTCATCTTCTTCTTCATCTTCTTCATAATCATTCTCATCGTAGTTTTCTGCTTCGTCATACGCTTGTTCGTCGTATTCTTCTTCGCCTACTTGTTGTTCTTGTTCTTCTTCGTTTTCCATACTTTCCTTAAAATATTGGTTCTTCAATTGGTGGTGCTTGTTCTTGTGGTGGCAATGCTTCTGCTGGTTGCCCACCTTGTAGTTCCGGTGCTTGTTCTTGTTCTTGGTTTTGTTCTAAGTAATTAGTCAATGGATTACCCGCCTCGCCTTCTGTTTTGATCTGCGTATCTAAGACTTCTTGTGCCTTATCAGGGTTCATTCTCATTTCTTGAATTATCTTCATTGCTTCTTCTTTTACTTTAGCTGAAACTTGAGTTTGTTCTAAATTAAATTTCAGTGATTTATTCTCGCCTTCTAATGCTTTCAATTGTTTTTTGCTTTCTTCAATTTGTTGTGTCAGTTGAGTTATTTGATCAATCTCTTTAGCTAACTTGTCTGCCGCTGGCATATCTACATTCTCAAGTAATACTTTGGTTAATTGGTCTGCTACTTGCGGGTTCTTAGTTTGACTTGATAGTAATGATAACATCTGTGCGAACATTTGTCTTGTAGTAGGTAAATTACTCCCTACGTCCACACGTACTTTGAAACGTATGTCAGTCGTGCCATCGTCTAATATCTGTGCAGTTTTCAACTCGCCATTGGCATCAAAGTAATGACTTATCTTATCTCTATTACCATAAGCATTCAAGTATGCTACGATTACTTCAGCAAAATCTTCTAAAGGTCCTTCCAATGTGCGGGCATACATTTTGATTCTTTGCGTACCAAATGAAGCCATTTGTTGTGCCACACCATAAGTAGTAGGTTGATCGCCTTGTGGGTTACCCATAGTCATAGAGTTAATACCTGTCGTATATTCTATGAGTGATTGGAATTTATCAATTAGATACGTATAAGATTGGTTCATTGGAGAAGGTTCTACAACGTGCGGTTTGCCACCATCATCCATACTTGGATTAGGTATGTATTCATTGACTGCGTTAGGTTGTGACCATTTACTTTCAAAATCAACTACGCTCTGAACACTACCTTTCGCAAGTAATACTTTGCGATTACCATTGGTCTGCATATCCTTCAACAACATTGCAAAGATTTTATTCAATGCTTTAATCATATCCATCATGTAATGTACTAAGCCATAGGTTAAGTTAGGGCTACGATTGTGTGAGAAAGTAATATGTACAACAGGTAACTTGTCTAACGAAGGCACGATAGCATTAGACACAATTCTACGTCCTACTAATTCTACCTCACGTACTCTTTTATCTTTCATCCTTTCAAATGATCGAACTTCTATTGATTCACCGTTTTCTAAAATAAAGTCATAGATAGTAATTGTGTTAGGTAATTCATCATATTGCAATGTCATTGCTTGTATGGTCTCCATATCATCTTGCATAGCATCAGTACCTTCGCTTGCCATTTCTTTAGCATTTGCTGCAGTGTCTTGTTGCGTCATTGGTGCATCTGGCATTGGTCGTGCTTGGTTCTCTACATTTACTAAAGCTGCTTCCGTTTCTTTCGTACCGTCTAATTTGGTCTGTATTTCGTTTCTAAGAGCTTCTTTCTCTGGATTCGGTATATCACGTGGTTTTGGTTTCTTAAGTGAAATTTGACCCTCTTCTGTGGCATATAGGTTAATCACTTCATACTCATACACTCTACGTAACCATACATACTCTTTTTCTTTTGTGTAAGATGTGGGGAATAAATATTGGTTCTCATCACCTATGCTTGAATGAAAGTCATTAAAGTTTAGCATATCTTCTTTGGTAAGATTAATATCGTAATCTTCTTCTGCTTTTTCTTTGGTAACAAGCTCTGCGATTATAACATAACGTGCATCACTTAAATCTGCTTTTTTACTATCTGGATCAATCCATACATTCTTCCAACTGATATGCTCTAATACTACACCAAAAGTTGTTTCAGTTAAAAGACTTGCTTTACGTCCGTGCAAGTAGCCACTACCTACTGTCAATGCATCTTGTATTGCTAACTTTAAAGCTGTGTTACCTTTGCATTCGTACCACGTTGCTGCATAAGCTCCTTCATAAGCTGCAACAAATTCTTTAAGTTCTATAGTAGTTGCTGTTAATCTTGGGAACGGTGCTGATGCTGTAAGCATTGCAGTGAGCTGTTCTATTATAGGGAAGGCTATCTTAGTTGAGATAGGTATATCGTACTCACGCTTGATTGTATCTTTTTGTTTTTTATTCCATTGTGATAAAGTACCATCTACATCATTGAATGCAAATTCTTCACATCGGAGACGATATAACTTCATTGGGTTGGCTGCATTAACTGCACGTTGGAATAATTCGTCGTATCTTTTGTATTTTTCTGTCGTATCTGCCATAACTACCTTAAAAAAAAGTAGCATTTCTGCTACTTGTGATAAATCATTTATGCAAAATTACATAAAACTATTGTTCAATTCCTACTGTTAATTTTTATTCAATTGCAAAGGTATATAACTTTTCTTTAAAGATTCAGTTGCTGAAAAGATAATGTTACGTACTCTTACATCTTGTGAGCCTAAAGTATACAATAAGTCATGGAGCTTTGAATAATCATTGCTGACTACCATAGCTTTCATACTTTCGACTTCTTGTTGATCATTAAATTGGTAGAAACCAAAAATTGCCATATTGATTTTACTTAGTGCTTTCTGTAATTCTTCTTCAATTCTTTGTTGATTCTCGTCCATGCTTTTCCTTGAAATACTGGCAAAATTGATTTACGTTGCAATAGTTTTCACATCTACCATCTGTTCCAGGTCTTGCAATGATTTCTAACTTTGCATTATCTTTATGTTCTACTTTGTAAATGATTGCCTCATGTTCATAAGTGAATAGTTTAGTTGCTTTGATGTTGCCTATTTTTTTTACTGCATAAGCTGGCTTAGTAGCCCAACGTTCTTCTGCACTGCATTGATATTGGTTCTCTGCATCTTGGAAGGCTTCTAACCGTGCGGTAATGAACTCTTCTGTTTCTTCCATACTCCATACTGGAATAGGAATAACTGCGACAAATGTATCAGGTAAATCTTTGTCAAATTTATCTTTGATTGTGAAGTCTCTAATTAAGGCTACAATATCAAGTGAATCAACTTCTAAACCATTCTTAATAAGTATGTATCTAAGTATGTTTAATTGCTGGATCCATTCTATCTTGCTGGCTGACTTCTTTACTTGATATTTGGTTGTGAATTTGTAATCCTGTATTTTCTTGTTTACCTTGTCGTATATATCAAACTTTCCATGTATTGTAGCTTTCACTGCATTAAATGGGAATGTTTTAGAGACACCAGTAAATTGATGAGAAAAACGTTCCTCAACTAAGTATCTTTTATCTACATCACTTGCCGCTATCTTCTCTACGATAGAGTGAGCTATACTACCTAAGAACGTGTAATATTTATCACTAATATCTTGCATACTGTTTTCGCCATTATGCTGACGTAAGCTCCATTGGTAAGCTGGACCTATTAATGTAGTAACTGATAAGCCTGCATAATTATGACCATCGTAATCACTCCATTCAAATGCTTTGGCTAAAGCATCGGGTATATTATATTTATTGCTGTATTTCATTAGTCCTGCTTATTTGTACTAACGCTGCAAATTCATCCACCCCATCTCGTTGACCTTGCGTATATGTAACTGCTACAAGTGTCTCAAGTAACTTACGTTCGGCAACATTTAACCGAATGTAAATAGTGCTATAAGCAAATCTCACTGCTTCGCTCATTTTCTCCATTACGTCTTCATTGGTAATGTCTTTTGTTGTAATCATTTGTTTACCCATCTATAAATTAAGTCCACTATTAACCATATAAATAGTGAAAAGAACAATACACATGTTGACACTACTAAATAGTAGATACAACTATTAAGAAATTTCTTCATTATTAATCCCACCCATCGAATGTTATAAGCCCATCAGGATAACCAATTTCATTAAAGAACCATTGGGCGGGTTCAGTTTGATCTTCTACTCTAAACCTACATGGATAATCTTCTGTGAGTTTTGCAAGGTATCGCAAACCATTCTTATACAGTTTCAATGAAGTTGGAGTGTTTCCTTCCGCTGGGATAACGTCGCAAAATGAATTACCATATTTATCTGCAAAGAGCCAACTTGGGATCTCTAAATCGTCCAACGCTTGAGCTTTCAAATACTGAAATACAACTGCTGTAGGATCTAAATCACAAGCACGACACTCTAACCTCTTTGTTTCTTCATCAATTAAGTCCCATAATATTTTTGGTTCAACATTACACACAACTAAATGTTTTAATGCAAGCATTAAGTCGTTTATCTCAAATGGATTAAATTGTTCAAGTGCTTCATCATAGATACTCCCATCTATGTCATTTTTTAAATCTTCGGATATACTCATTGTGCCTTCTCAATTAAGTGGTTTATCATTACGCTTAAATCTTCTATGTCAATTCGTTCAGCTTGAAAAACTATACGACCAAGTAAATGCCTATTGTCGTATTTTTTACCACCGACTTGTTTGGTTATTTTTAAAGCTGTGGCGTAATCTTTGTGTATGCTTGTGTAATGTATTACGTATCTTGATTTCCCATTCGAGTTAGACATGACACGTGTCCATTCGCACTCGCTGGTTAGATTCTTTAGGTTAATCATTTGTTGTCTCCCCAATTAATTTGTTTATTCTTTGGCTTAATATTAGTAACTCGCCACGTGTAACGTGGAAGACTATACCACCACCGTAATTATTATTGTGGTATCTTTTCCCTCCAAGTTTGTTGGCTATCTTTACTGCTTTGTCGTAATCTTTGTTGATGCTCAGGAAGTGGACTACATGCCTTGAATTGCCGTTAATATCGGACTTGACACGTATCCATTCTCCATTCCCAATTAGATTATTTAAATCAATCATTTTGTTTTCCTTTAAGTTGGTTCTCTAAATTTGAATATTGGTTTTGGTCGTTCCTTTGCTGGTTCGACACGTTTCTTTTCTGTTATAATTAACGTACAATCATTGCCTGTATGCTCTGGAATGATCCAGCTACCAAACCAACCTTGTTGCTTCCATACAATAGCCCTAAGGCAATCACTTGCAATAGGGCATTCTTCGTTCTTGCTACACGCTGCAACACTGTTAAAAGGTGGCTTATCTTTGTACGTTATTTGGTATTCTTGTAATTCGTCAGCCATGCTTTCATCTTCTTAGTTCGTAAATAATCTGGGTGTGCGAAGTTAGATATACCTGCTTCTGCAATAAATGGTATATCTTCCATTATCCCATGCCTATGCTTTAAACCCATTACGTAAAATGCAGAGACATCTTCTAATGCTTCTGGTGTGTAATAGTAAGCTGGATTGAACGTAGCAAACATATAAGAACATAATTGTTTTAATTGTTTACCCCACTCAAAGTCTGTTCGCATTGGTATCTTGTTAGTTCTAACTTCTACTGTCTTTTGGTTAAGTTGTGAAATGATTATACCAAAAGTTTCTTTAGATAACGAGAAATCTTTTAGCACGCCTAATTGCCTTTCCATATCTTTGTCACTTGAACTTTCTGTTGGGTCTGACAATAGCTTTAAGAAATCTAATCCCCATATCTGGACCTCCAGTTTATCTGCAATATCTACTAAATCATAGGCTGTATTGAATGCAGTATTAGGTATAACTTGGAATCTCTGTAAAGTATCTGCCATTTCCGTGTCTTGTGCTAATTGTTCTTTGACTAACTGCTTGATATTTGCTTGTGCTTTTAATCTCTCTGGGATATTCTCTATTAATTCTATTTGATGGATAGTACTAAGATCCATACTTAAGGTATTCGATATTAACCTATTAGCTATTACTTTGTGATGCATTTCTTTCTCAAAGTAGGCACATTTGAATTGTGGGTTTTGTTTAAGTATCTCCAAACATAGCCATACACTCCACATAGTCTTCATTGAACCTACATCACCACCTAAGCCCATTAGCTCGCCTAACTGGAAACCACCTAATTTATCTATGACAGGTACGCTTGTTTTGAATGAATTAGATTCGTTTACACTATCAAACATCATTTGGGTAGTTGATGGAAATTCTACTTTAGTTTCCTGAAAGTTAATCGACTTAACCATTTTAAGACCTTCTGCGGCATTTCCTTCGTTTAGGTAGTCTATTGCTATGGTTAATGTATCAACTGCTCTTAAACGGTTCTTATTGTGCTTTAAATGCTTTAGTATTTGGGTGTACTTAGTTGACCAATCTTTTGCATGTAACTTAGCATAAAAACCTTTGTGTGTCATTATTGTTTCTAAAGCTGTTTTGATATGCCGATTATCTACCTCATCTAATAACATTGTAACGTCGTCTAAGCTACTGCCTAAAGCATGTAGTTCGTTAAACTTATTAAGGATTAATATAGCGTAACGATTACTTAGCAAACTCATTGAAGTAAAATTACTAAGGTACTCTGGCAATAGCCAAAGTAACCCTAGTATTCTATGCTCATTCTCTAATGCTAATTGCTCTAAGTTATTCGGCATCATCTCCCCAGCTACTTGCATCATCCAAGTTACGGGTGTCTTTCTTTACTGCTTTTTTAGCTATAGCTTCTTTCCTGAATGCCATTTCTTTAGCTACTAACTCAATTGCATATTCTTCGTCTTCTGTAGTAGGTTCTGTTACTTTCAAGTCTGAATAAAGAGTATATGATTTTGTTTCTTTATTCCATCTATCAATTGTTACAAAGTTCAAATATTCATTAGCAATTACTGCTTGAGCTGTAAACGTTAATCCTAACTTAGGTAATATGTAATTGACTTTACTATCTGTGAGATTGCATAGTAACTTTAACTTAGCAAAATGTAAACCTAAATCTTCTACTGCTTTAGCTTCAGTTACACTATCCCAATACTTAAGGATATTCTCCCAGGCGGTTACTCTGTATTCCTCTGATACTATCAAGTCTCTGTACTGCTCTTTAACCAAAGCATCGTCTAAGTTTAAGCTATCAATTGAAATAGGTTTGTTTGTAGCTTCATCGTAAATTATAGATGGTTTAGCACTTGGTATTAACGCACTAATTTTAGGCTTACCATTGTACGCAACTAACGTTCCACCTTTCTCATACTTGAACGCTCCGTTAGGTTTCGCATAGATTTGATCTGGTGTAGGCATTTCAAAGTATACAATAGCTGACTGGTTAAACGGTACTGCTTCATTATCTTGAGCTAAGATAGCACACTTAATTGCCATACCACCATCTTTGTAGTTAGGTTTTAATGGTTTAAATGGTCTACCTAATTCTTTAGCTTCTTCTTTCCTTGAAGCATTTTCTGCCTCAAGTGCTTTTAGGTAAAGATAAGTTTGTGTTGTTCCCAACATCATTAGTTGAACAATAGCACCATTCTTGACTGGATATTTTTTACCTGATTCTTCTGGCATTCCGTACATAATTAATCCTTGTATAGTTCTTGAATTCTTTCAAAAGTTAATTCTCTTGAAAAATATTTGTTTAATAAAATTCTTAGTTGGTTTGTAGTCATTTGTTCTGCAGTTAGTAATTCAATCAATAAAGGCATTATCTCTTTGTCAAAGTCTTCTATTGTGTCCGGTTCGCTACTGGTGTTATCTTCTGCATCTATCTCTCCATATACGTCTCTAAAGCCACCTAATGCTACACAACAACGTTTAAGAGCGTCTTGGAATACTGCTTTGATTGGTGATATAAGTATCTTGCCATCTTTAGCTACTGCTTCTACACTACCATTACGAGTGATGCTACGTTTAACGTTATGTTGGTTAATGACTGTGATAGTTAGCGGAGCTGACATCCAATTAGCTGTTGTATTGATTTTGTCTGTATGTTCAATGTATTCAACTATCAGGAAGTTTTCTTCAAGCCATTTTAATGCATTGATACCTTTTACATAAGTAAAGAAACCTTTATTGCCTTTGTCTACTTTAGACTGCCTACGTTGTGGCGTACGTCTATTCCTTAACCCTACTTGTTCTGCAATAAGTGTTTGGATATACTCTGTGTTTCCAGGAGTGTTACTTATTGCTACTTGTTGGTTGTCCATATTTTGTCTCCAGTAATTTTGTTAATTCTTCATCTAACCATTCTCTTTCTTTGTTATTTTCTCGCACTGCGATATTCTTTTGACATATTATATCTAACAAAGAAAGTAAATTTGTATCATTATCAGTTATGCGAAGTTTAGTAATAGCTATCCGCTTGTATAGCATAGTACGGGGTGATTCCATGTATTCATCGTAAATCTTTTTTCTAAGGTTTGCGAAAAGATGATTAGGTGCTTCTTGTTTATTCATTGTTATTTCTTTGTTATTCCTATGTTATTTTTATTTTATAAGTTGAGAAATTAACAGTGACGACAAATTTAACTAAAAATTCAATATCACAATGGTGACAATTCATTTCCATGCTTTGAGTAAAATGACGTAAATCATTAGGACCCGAATGCCATAGGCAAAATCTACCACAATTTGGGCAGAAAACATCACTTCCAGTATTTACTGTGTCTATCACTCCTTTGGCATTAGGGATACGATTACCTATTTCTTTATTCATTGTTTGCCTCTATTTATAAGTTGAGAAATTAAACCTTGTGCCAACGCTAATACTAAAAATTTTGCCGCAATCTCCACACTTTGGCGTACCCCACCATCGCTCGAAATCAGCTTCGCCTTCATAAGAGTCGTAATGTGAACCACAATACGGGCATAGGATATGCGCTCCAGTATCTTCTGTGTTTATGACCCCATTGGCATCAGGGATACGATTAGCTATTTCTTTATTCATTGTATCCATAGCCTCATCGATATACCCACCTACATTCGACCAGTAGAATGCTATCTTTTCTTCAATAGTTCTTGTGTCATTGTATTTTGGTTTTTCTTCACTCATTATTATCCTCTATTTTGAAAGTTGAATATTCAACTACCACAAAATGTCTAATCAGATAGTTCTTGCGACACGATGGGCAAATAACCTCGCCTTCGACACGATATTTATTTCCAAGTGAACCATCGCTCACAAAACAATGCGGGCATACAAAAGCATTACGTGTGCCTACTGTGTTTCGTGTATTATTTTCTTCTTCTTCTTCTGCCAACGCATCCAGTATCGGTTGCAGTGCGTATTTTATTACATCTTTACTCATTATTTGTAATCTCTCCAGCTAATTTAAATAGTAAGTCATCAGCTACGTGTATTGCATAATCATTGTTCCAATCTATAGTATGACTATTAGGATTATTAATAAATGCAGCCATATTTATCCCAGCAAAGTACTCTCTTTTCGTTAAGCCAGCGTCCGGTTTATCGAACCACCCAGATTCTCCCTCGAAATTTTGAGGCACCCGAAATGCAGGGCTATCGCCATTTAACTTTGCTATTCGTTTTTGTTCTTCAATTTCCATTATCCAATCTCCTTTAATTCTAATTCTTTGGCAAATTCTAAATACCAAAGTCCTAAGTTTAATAATATTTGTATCAATGTAAACACCGCATAATACTGTCTTTCAGGCTCGCTCCATAACTTACTGTTCCAGCTATTGCCAAAGTAAATGAAAAAGAATGTTAGCAATATCTCAAGTGTAAAAGAGCGTAGTATTATAACTAGCCACTTATGGCTGAAGTAATATTCAAGTTGTTTCATTATTCTTTTTCCTTTGTAATCCAAAATTTTAACTCTTCTTGTGTGTAAAGTTCTACCAATTGCCAAGCTGTGTCTTTATACAAGTACATATTGTTAGGGCGTGTTTGTTCATTAATGTCGTAGCCAACCTCAACTCTGTCTTCCTCTCTTTCCCAAGTGAGATAAGATTTCTCTTGGTCAGTATTTTTCCAATCCACAACCCAATTATCTTCTTTGTTAAGTGAAGCAATTGAATTAAGTATTTGAGTATTTACTAATCGCCATTCAAATTCTAATTCTGCTTTTTGTTTAGTTGCAAAGTAATTACCAGTATTAAAACGGGTTTTGTCGAGAGATGAATTGATCCAATAACTGTTCCCGATGGAAGGCTCTATATACCAATAGACTGTATATTGTTCAGGATAATCTAATTCTTTGTAGTTTGTTTTTTTCATTTTGTTTTTTCCTTATCAATTGTTTCTTCCATCGCTTCTTTCTTGCATCTCATCAATAACATTGTTAATGACATTGCTTCGTGGTCGTAATCTTTTTCTTCTTCTTCTTGTGGACCGGGTATATTATCCTCATTTGTTTTCCAATTATCGTAATCCATATTAACTCCTGTCATATATGTATTTTGCACACAAACGCCTCGTGTTGTATTTCTCGGTAGTAAACATAAGTTTCTCCACCTCTGCTAATGATAGCTCGCCATAGGCGTTGTATTGCTTATTAAATTCATTCCTGTCTGTACGCCATAACCAACTACCATAACCTACTGCTAAATATCTATGGTCTGTGGTTATGATATGTCTATGTTTCATAAGTTTGGCGATAGCAAGTTCCTCACCACGCCAATACTTATTTAAGTGTGTTCTAAATTGTGGTTTGGTAATTAATCCAATTGTACGTGCAATACGCTGGACTGTGTAAATACCGTTTAGCTCTTTCATCTTTCGCTTATTGGTAAGACTTCTAATGTTCCAAAGTCACACCAAATTTGATCGTTTATAAACTGAACTAAACATTGGCTTTGTTTCGTTTCGACTGTCATGCCTAAGCCATACGATTGATGCCAAACGTATGGACTTTCTTCATTGTTATTATCCATTTATATCTATGTCTCCTTGTATTGATCCTGGTATCCAGTATACTGTTGGTAATTCGTGACCCCAATGTACCCATAAGCTATTCTTAGGGAAGTGTTTGAACTGTAGCTCCGCTGAAGGTATAGGTGCACGTTTGTTTTTAGTTTGGATAAAGAGTACATCACCCTTATCAATAGCAAGCCATCTATCTAACCAAATTCTGCCGTCCCTCACAAACACTTCCCGTTTGAAAGGTGTAGTACATACAAAAATATGATCAAATAAATTAAAAATGTCATTAGTACCATACGCTTGTTGCCTTACTGTATGTATGATACCATATTGTGAGAAGTAACCAGCAGTTTTTTGTTCTGCAATTTTACCTATCTTTGCACTGCTTAATCCTTTGTGTGCTTTCATTTGTTTACGCTTATGTTTAATGCTAGGTCATTAATTTTGTGTACCGATAATTCTTGAAGCATCAAATAATTTGTTGGGTCTCCAAACTTTTCGCGGATATACTCTGTTGCGAATAAATGGTAATCTTCTTTACCTGCAGCCATCAAGGCTTTAACAATATCTACAGTACATATCAAATTCTTTGCACCTAATATGTCAATGATAATAGGTAATGGGATATCCATCTGCCATTTACCCCAAATATATGCTTGAATACGTATGAAGTTATCTAATCTATTCACTCCCTCTGGTGCATACTCGTGTCGTTTGTTGCTTGTGGTTTCTTTGTTTCTGTCGTGGATGTCTTCTAAATCATTTATTATCATTTTCCTTTCTCCTTTGTTAGCCAAAACTTGAACTCTTCTTTTGTGTATAATGTGCAAAGTTCGTTAGCGGCTGTTCCACACATATAATACGAATCGTCAACGAATTGTTTATCAGTGCAAGTAAATATTATTGTCGATTTTGCTGTATGTTCCCAAATAACAAGGTTTTTCATTTCCTTTAGGTTATCCCAATCCACAACCCACGCACAATCTCTGTTAAGCGAAACAATAGACTTTTTTATTTTCTTATTTAATTTCTTCCATTCGATTTTTTCGCTTGCCTTTGTCAAAGTAGCAATTGCAACATTAACATCTCTAATCTTTATTTTGCGTTGTTTTTTAATTAATTTCATTATTTTGTTTCCTTTGGTTCGTAATCAAAATTAAGCTCTTCAAAAAGCCACTTAACAACGGGACTAATGGCTTCAATATCAAAATCTTCTAACTGGTTCAAGTGTTCGTTTAGTTTCTCAAGTGTATTATCTGAAGCATCAAAAGACGTACACATAAAATTACAAGCAACATTTAAATAATTTTGCGGGTATCCCCAACTCTCTGAAGTCTCTAACTGCAACTCATCAATTGCTAAATCTCGCAAATATACAAATACTTCTGCAACACAATCCAGTTCATCAATATTTATATCGCAATTATCGGCTACATCTTTGCAAATTGCATACAATTCTTCGGGGTCTTGCCCAGCTGTGTTTAAATGGTCAATTGCTGTTTGTACATCGTGATAACCATAAGTACAAAAACTACTTACCACTCTATTGTAAAGACTTTCTCTGTTTACCATGGTTCCGCCCTGTTATAATTTACTCTTTCAGATACATCAATGTAATCATACAAATCATAATCTGGATTCTGACTAACAAAGGATGCATACTCTAACATGTCATTCTTACTGAAGGTACAGTCAAGTATCTCTGGGAAGTTTCTAATGTGGATATACGATAATTTTAGCATAGCTTGTATGGCTTTACTGGCACATATCCTACCAGCATATCCTTGTGCTTTGAAATACTCTGTCAGCTCTGCTAATCTACCATTCTGCAATACTGTATTCGCTGCCTCTACTACTTGCTTAACTAAATCTGCACTAGTTTCAACAGGTAACAATTCACCTACTGTGAAGGTAAGGTCTCTTTGTTTGTTCTTACAACTTGTTAGTACAAGTAAGCTCGTGCTTTCACCTATGATGTACTTTACAGTGATCCAGTCATTTTCGTCATATTCATCCGGTAGTCTTATGTTAATTTTAGTCAACATCTTCAACATCTCCTAATAGTTTTTTAAATCTTTTACCTTTCCTAATTGCTAACTCTTTGTTCTCATCTGTATCTTCATAGTCTCCTATTCCATACACAGTTTCCGTACTCATTAAATAAATCTTATGTGGTTTTAAGAATGCTACTTGACAAAGCATACGGGACTTTTGTTCATCAAGTAATTCGCCTACGCCATATTTCCTATGCCATACATATTTGATAATCCTACTCAACGTAACTCCTACTAACAAGCTGAATCTTGTCTTTTAAGTTCATTAATGCAAAGTCTTCTGGTGTCAATAATAATGCAGCCGCATCTAATACTTCCAAAGCTATTGCCGCAGCTTCATCTTCTGTTGCACACGGTTCTGATCTAAAGTCAAATAGCGTTCCTTTTAACTCTGCTGTGTACATTATTTTTCCCAATCTTTCCTCCAATGAGTTTTCAATACCTCAACTAATGGTTCCATTTGGTTAAAGGCTTGGTAAGCTCCATTATACTCTACTATACCATACGGTCTATGTCTTGCAACTACAATCATACCATTGGCTAAAAAGAACTGCACAATAAAGCCTCTACTATTCCAGCGTTTGATTTTAAGTTTAAACTTCTCTAATGATAATGGTTCTTCGTTCACATCTATCTCCAAATTGTATTCTTGTTTTTCTGCTGATGTTGATCCGTTTGCCTCAATGTATGCTATGGCATCAAGTAAATTTGATGTACCACCACTGAACTTAAAAAAGCAATCATCTTCGTTTAATCTTGCAACACAGTCTAATTGATTTGTCTTTTTATCGTGGAAGTAAAACTCATCACTATTCCCTGCTTTAAAGTTTTCCCACTTAGACATGTATTGATTGTAGGTTGAATCCAATTCTTTCATTTGAATTTTTCCTCTATCAAGTCTTTTATGGTGCGTTCAATCGGTGGCTTGTTGGGTTTTGCGTTCATTCCTGTCCTCCATTTGAAGTAGGCTTTCAATATGCTTGCACTTTTTGTCTCCAAAAACAACCGCAAGATTGTAAAGTATGCAAAAAAGAATGCAATCCACAACACTAACTCGATTAATTCTTCTCCTGTAAATTCTTTCATTATCATTTCTCCTTTGTTAACCAAAATTTGAATTCTTCAATTGTGTATAGCGTACGTAGTATTTCAATCCCAGCCACTGACATGTAAACATTATTCTCGTAATGGTGAAGCTCACTTACGTAATTATCATGAAGTGAATTTTTATACATACTCCAAGATAAAGAACATTTATATTGTCCTTTATCTTCCCTATCAAATACCCACTTATGCTTTTTGTTGATTAAAGCAATTGTGTTTAATATTTGCGTATTTAATAATTGCCATTTGTTTGCCAAATCAACTTTTTCCCTTGTCTCATAGTAATTACCTTTGTTGAAATAACCGTAGTCTATAGAATCATTGTCCCAAGTATAACATGTAATCTCATCGGCTATACACCAATACTCTGTACCATTTTCAGGATATACTACTGTTTTATACCCTATGCCCTCTATGTGCATTTCGTATTCCAATATCATAGCTCTTTTGTCCAGTATTTCTTTTTCCAACTTTGCTTCTTGCTTTTTGAATTCTAATACTTTAGCTTTGAGGTCTTCTGTTGATTCTTTCATTATCCTTTTCCTTCAGTTAACCAAAATTTGAACTCTCCCATTGCATGTAGCTTTGTTACCTTGTCGTATGTATCCGCAGAAAAATAAAGGTCGTTGCTACGTGACTGGAATGTACAGTCATTAAGCCTGCCAAGTTTGTCTGTTTTCCAATCCCAATACATATAATGTTTGGGTTGTGCGTCATTTTTCCAATCAATAACCCAATTGTCTTGTTCGTTACCCATAGCAATTGAACTAAGTATTTCTATGTTTATCTCATACCAAGCACGATCTCGTACACCTCTCTTATCGTCACCTCGTTCAATGTATTCAACTGGTTTTGTAAGTCGTTCATTCATTATGACAAGTGCTTCATCAACATTTATCATTCTCAAATAGTACAATTCTTCTCTTGTAAATTGTTTCATTATGCTTTCTCCTTTGTTAGCCAAAATTTGAGTTCATTGTGTGTGTATAGCGTAAGTAGTTTATCTTTTCCTATAGCTGACAAATAATGATTAGTATCACGAGATTGTATGCAATTATAAATTCCATCAATAAACGTATTAGTGCCATGGTCTAAACAAATAGCATATTTAGTGTGCCTTATATCTTTCCAATCCGCCACCCAGTTATGGTCTTTGTTAAGTCGTGCAATTGTGTTTAATATCTCCCCATTCAATGCCTGCCAATCAAATTCTATTTGTGCTTTTTCTTTTGTCTCGAAGTAATTGCCTGTGTTGAAACGGGTTGTGTCGCTACTTGCACCGCACCAAGTACTTTGTACCATATAAGTCTCTATATACCAATACTTTGTCCCATACTTGGGATATACTCTTGCCTTGTAATCAATAGGTTTAGGTATTACTTCAGGCTCATTCATTCGTTCGTTAATCATAGCAAGCAAATTATCAACACCCGATAACATCATTTCGCTTAATTCTGCTTTTGTAAATTGTTTCATTACATTTTTACTCCTATTAGTTTGTGTAATTACAAAAATAAGAAAAGAACCCAAGACAAACAAACCAAACCCAAAGAGCGAAGCTCAAGACGAACCCCCTAATCCTAAGCCATACAAACTGTTGCATAACTATTTAAAACCTTGTCACGGGCTTTAAAATGCCTTAGAATGTTATTGCCTACCCATAGTCATATACCTTCGTTAAAAAATAATGTAAAAAAAATAGCACAAAATGTTGGCGGGGGTACACGGAGAACTTTTACAAAAAAGTTTATGGAGGGGGGGTCGTTCATCAGGGAGGGTCTATTTGAAAATGATATGTGGAGTGGAGTGGCAGTATTACGTTGTACCACATAGCCCACTTCGTATGCCATATTGCTTCGCAATATGACATACTCGTTTCACACCCCACTACGTACAGCAGTATAGCGATGCCACTTCGTATGCCATATTACTTCGTAATATGACATACTCGTGCTACCCCGTGCTATCGCCATCGACAGTGCTATCGTCTGGGATCTTTGCTCATCATTGAATATAGAGAGTATCCTATATGTCTGGCATCTTTACTGTTTTATGAATATAGCGAGTAGTATCCTATAGGTCTGTGTTGTGTTTTGCGAATATAGAGAGTAGTCTGCTACGTCTGGCATCTTTTCTATTTTGCGAATTGTAGAGAGTATCCTACAGTTCCTGTTATATGTGAGAGTATCCACAGTATAACATTTTTACACCGAGTAGTAGAGAGTATCCTACTGCTCGGTATTTTTTCTGTTTATCGATAGAATAGAACCTATGCAAATGTCTGGTCTCTTACTATCTGTTTATTGATAGTAGCGAATGTATCGTTACTTCACAATTTATTTATTTACGGAGTTTTTATGTCTAAGTCTCAAGTTGTGTCTAAATCACAAGAAGAAGTATTGCAGTTGTTATTAAGCAGCGGCACGCTAAACGAAAACAAATCGAATGGCGAACTGTATATTGCATTAAGTAAACCTGCTTTGCAATTTAATCCTGGCAAGCAAAAAGCCTATGATTTCCTATGTAGTTTTGAAACTTTTGCTGGCTATACAGTCACTAAGAAAACTCATACTGTCTATAGTACTAAAGAAGAGTGTGAAGCAGTTGTGTTAATCAATCCAGATTTTAAACCGGACTGGATGATAGCAGCAGGCTTATAATTATTAAAGAGCAGATGTCATTTTGGCATCTGTTCTTTTTTTTGATAAGTTTTTATTCATCTCTATTCATGGAGTTATTATGTTAAAGTATTTCAGCAAAGCACAATTAGGTTTCTTACTGTTTTGTGTATCGTATGTATTCTTCTTGCTTACTATAATCGTAGCAGAAGGATTATCTAAATAACTAAGAGTGGCAGAAATGCTACTCTTTTTTTGTATTGTTTGGTTAGATGGTTAGTTGTGTTGATAACTTGTGCATAACATGGATATAAACACCGAATCTTGTATTAAATATTATTGCACGCACGCACGCACGCACGCACTTTGATATTCTTTAATAATCATTATTATCTATATATACTAATTATATTTATATATGTTAATAAGTATATGAATAAGTAAGTAAGTAAGTATATAAGTAAGTATAT